CTTGGTCCTCTCTTTTCCGGTCAAATTCTCCGAACAAGTAATGACTTTGTAATACCTGGATTGAAAACCTATTTAATCAGTTATGACCTTCTCATTCAAAAAGTTAGAAAGAGTAAGAATGGAAAGGTCATCGTTCAAGGATTTGATCCACAAAAACTCATTAACGCAGGAATCAAGACTCTTGTTCTTGATGAGTGTCAGCAGATAAAGAATCCAGACAGTTCACGGACGCAGCAGGTAAGGAAGTTAGCCCGTCATATGAACGTAATCGCATTATCCGGAACTCCTTGGAAGAATAGAGGAAGTGAATTTTTCTCAGTTCTCAACATGATGGCTCCAATGAAATTCCATTCATTTGAGAATTTCAAATCACGTTGGGTTAATTACTACTTTGATGGGCAATACACGCGCGAAGGTGGAATTAGAAATCCCACTGCGTTCAAAGAATACATCAAAGATATAGCAATCCGTAGGGAAAGAACAGAGGTAATGAGTGAACTTCCATTAGTGAATAGAACGAAGTTAGCAGTCGAACTTTCAGAACTCGAAGAGACTGAATACAGTGAAGCAGAAGGCGCATTCGTAAAATGGTATAATGAAATGCTAGTCAATGGAGAAGAACCTTCAGGAATGAACATTCTTGCTCAGATGAGTCGAATGCGTCATTTAACCGGTCTTTCCAAGATACCTGCCACCGAACTCTTTGTAGATGAATTTGTAGAAAACGAAGATAAGAGACTAGTAATCTTCGTTCATCATCAAGATGTAGGTGAGATTCTCTTTGAGAATCTGAGCAAGAAATTTGGTCAGACAAGAATTAGAAGACTCACTGGTGGAATGGACAGCAAGTCAAGATACGACGTTCAGGAATGGTTCAATCATACAGAAGGTGCGCTCTTAATCGCAAGCACATTAGCAGCAGGTGAAGGACTGAATCTCCAAACATGCGCGGATTGTATAATGCATGAACCACAGTGGAATCCTCAGAATGAAGAGCAAGCAGAAGGTCGTTTCATTAGAATTGGACAAACTGCCAGTTCAGTCAATGCGACATACGTAGAAGCGGACGGAACAATAGATGCGCACTTTTCAGGGATAAGGGAGAGAAAAAGAAGACAATTCCACGAAGCAATGAACAAGGGAGAAAGTCCTAAATGGGATACGAATGAAATTGCAAAGGAACTTGCTTCGAAAATCGTCGAAGCGTATAATCGGAAGAAAAAGGTGAAGAAAGAGAAGAGTGCCTAATCACCAATGGTGTATTGGAGGTTTTGTGCCAACGAGTAAAAAACTCCCAACAGAAGTAGAGTTATTAACAGTTCCCCAATCAGTAAATGCTATCTGCTTAGACTGTAAGACACTCCTATTAACCTCATCTGATTGGTGCCGTAATTGTAACGGTTATCATGTGAGATGGATCCAAAATGGAGAAAAACTAAAAGATATTCTGAAAAATGCAAAGTAGTGAAATGACTACATCACCTGAAATCCTCATAAGGAAGAAAAACATAATTCTCGATGCAACTCTTCTCTCTTCCCTCATGGGATGCCCTCGTAAGTTGGACTTTGCATTCAATCATCGATTCATTTCAATTAATGGGAAGTCTAATTCTCTTGAGGTAGGAACTCTCGTCCACGTAGTTCTAGAGCATTTTTACAAAGCACTCGCGAAGGGATTTAAAAGAGACCTTGCAATCGCGAATGGTCTCACTATTGGGCAAGAATACATTACTGGTTGTTCCGACTGCGTATCCAAAACTTGCACAAAACATAAAGAACCCTGGCTAGGACTCAAGAATACACCAGTCGAATCTGATAGTCGTTACGTCGGTTGGAAATACGCACTTCAAACATGTGAAGAGTATTTTCATTTCTATCGTAATGATTTTTGGGTTACATTGGAAGCAGAAGTAGTGAAAAACGAAGTAATTTATGAGGATGAATCCATCCGTGTAATGTGGAAAGCGAAGTTTGATTGGATTGTAGATACGAATCAAGGAATCTACCCAGTGGATCACAAAACGAGTAAACAAACAAGAGAAACTCTATCATTAAATAATCAATTCATGGGTCAATGTCTCTTAATGAAGACTAGAGGAGTAATGATCAATAAGATAGGATTCCAGAAGACTTTGAAGCCAGAAGAGAGGTTCACGCGCGTTCTTATTCCATATTCAATTGAGCGAATCCTTGAGTTTCAAACGGAAATAATTCCACATTACGCTTATCAATTCCTTTCTTATTTTGAATCGGGACACTGGCCTCCAAATTTCACACAATGTGAATCTAAATACGGGAATTGTATATTCAAGGACGTGTGCGAAGCTAATCCTAACATGAGAGAAGAAGTGATAAGACAATTCTTCATCGTAGGACCAGAATGGGATCCGACTAATGAAGATTAACTACGAAGAGTTAAAAGTAATCATTCAGGAACCAATAAGGAAAGGAGGGGAGTAATTATGTGTCTACCAAATTTTGAACGATTTGAAGTAATTGATGAATCAAATCCAATAATTGGATATAGAAAATGGAGATTATCAATTGAAAATCCAATTCAATTAAAATCAGACTATACTGATTACAATTGGACTAACGTAATAGAAGGTCCACATGAAGTAACGGATAAAGATTCAGGAATATATTCCTACAACAACTACTACAACAACTACAACAACGAATACTACAACTACTACTACTACAGCAACTACGGCTACCACTACTATTACAACAACAGGAACTACAACAACCACAACAACTTCTACTACTACTACTACAACAACTACTACAACAACTACAACAGCAACTGCTATAATGTAGCTGGAATCATTCATCAATGGGGTAAAGTAGCGATTCATAAAGCAGGATATAGGTCAGAATATGCTAAAGTTATTACTTTATTTACAATAAAAGAACCAGATGTTCAGAGACCAGGAGAATTCTTGGAATGGATTAAAAAATTTAATACAATAATCCAAAAATTAGCAAATAAATACGAGGCAAACACAATTCCCTGGCAAGATTTCCTAAAGGAGATGAAATAGTGAGATATCAAAAACCAATCAAGAATCGTAAATCAATTTCTGCGGGAACCACTAGTCAAATCCGCGCGAAGATTGAATCACTTGCAAAACAGTTTGATTGCAGTAAATCATTCGTAACAAACACGCTACTAGCCGATACTCTTAAAATTGAAATCGGAGAGAGGTATTACGATGAAAGTAGAACAGTTGTTGGAACAGTTAAAAAGACAACAAATAGAATTGGGCAACGCCATTACATTAATTGAATCTCAATTACGAATGAATGGAACAAAAGAAAAGAGAAAGTCAATAGTCGGAGCAGTAAAGAAATTGCATTGGACTCAAATGCCGGAGAATAAAGCAAGATTGAAGAAGCAATTAAAAAGGGCTAATCAAATTAAACTAGGCTATGACATTAAATGAATTGAAGTTGCTTTACTTCGTTTTAATTCAATTAGAACATGACATGGCATTAGAAGATAAAATAATGGAATGTCAGAGAATAATCGAAAGAGAATTAGACCTTAAAACAATGGACCCAAGAAAGAGGAAGGAAGATGACACACAACGAATTTGAAGAGAAGATTCATTCCCTTTTCATATCAAGCGGTCTTTCATTGAATCATGAATATCTTCTCTTGATTGTGGATTTAAACGAAAGAAAAACTCATTTCTCAGGACAAGGTTGCCCTGCTTGTCTCGTCGATCATATATTGGAGAATGAAGAACAGTTTCAACATACGGAAAGAGAGGGGAATTATGAAGTCAATTGAAAAATTCGTGTCGTTCAAACAATTGATTGTAACTGGAATTACACAATCTTCTGTCTACACATTGGGACTTCCATACAAGGTGAAGTGTAAGAGAATTGAAATGGAAAGAGGAATCCTCGTCCTAGACGGAAGGCCGTTTGAGAATGTTGGGGATGTAAAGGTGGAAGATGCCAACTCTTGAATCGGAAGACCCCTCAATATTGTATGTCATGATGAAGGGTGAACCAGGCACACGTAAATCCACCTGCGCGCTATCCTTCCCCCGTAAGCAGTACTGGTTTTCATGGGATAGAAAAATGAATGGAATTCTCATACCCGCGAAGAAATGGGGAATTCCCCTTTCAGAAATTGAATACGATGATTACGAAGATTGGGATGCTCCAAGAAAGAAGTTAGAATCATTACAAGCGCGATGTCCTTATAAGACTATTGTATTAGATTCTCTCACAAGTATGGCGGACATGACTCTTCGACAAACATTGAAACTAAAATACGGAAAAACCCGCAGTTCAGGCGCAGCGGCTGGGAAATTGATTGCAGGGATTGCAGTGAATGAAATTGAAGATTATAACGCAGAGTCATCCGCACTTCAGGAATTGATAGCCCTTACGAAGGATATTCACAAATATCATAAAGTCAACATCATTCTAATCGCGCACGTAGTTCAAGCTGAATACAGAAATACAACCAGTAACACAACTCACATATCACGAACTATTATCACCGCAGGGAAGCGAGTGGCCCCAAAAATTCCAGCATATTGTGGGGAGGTATATCATTTTAATATTAAAAAGAGTTTCTCAGAAGCTACTAGCGGTGACTATTCTCTTCTAACAGTTCATACAGGCGATGACTTTGCAAGAACTGCTCTCCCCTTGTCAAAAGAAATTACATTTAATGATGAACCACTATACGACAAGTGGATTAAACCTGCAATTGATGATATGTCTCCTCCCCCTTCACCCGCAACACCTAAACCATCAACAAACACACCACCGAAAGGATTTACGTCATGACCATGATCGAATTCAGCGAGTCTGATCTTCTCCGAAACAAGAT